CCATGAGAAGAGAAGAGAAGAGAAGAGGAGAGAGGATGAGAAGAGGTTTTTTTGTTTTGTGACGAGAGATGGGGTGGATGGCGGCCTCTTTTCATTTGTAGCCCGGGAAATTTGACCACTGGGCGGGAAAAGAGACGCCCCGGCTACGGGGGTAGCCGGGGCGAAGTTAGGCCGCTGTGGAGGGGTTTAATCGGCCTGTGGCGGGGGTGCAACCGGCGGCGGGGGCCGGGTATCGATTGCGAGGCCGAGTTTGATCATTTCTTCCTGGTTTGAAGGATCAGAAATGAAGGTGAGGAATTGCGCCGGGTCGTTTCCGAACTGGGCGCGAGTGTGGGCGGGGAGAGTAGCGAAGGAGGTTTGAGCAGCCTTGACGGCATGGAGGGCGTCCTGGAACTCAATGGGCTCCGGCAGGTCGAGATAGGCGCCCTGGGCAGCCTTCTCGTTGATGTGCTTGATCTGGCCGGTGACCTTGAAGGACTTGATGATGTTATTGATGTCGCATTCCTGGACGAAGGACTGCTTGGTGCGGGACGGCGGACGGGTGATCTCGCCGGTACGCGGGCAGACCAGCTCACCGCGCTCAGTGCAGCGCGTGTGAGGGGAATAGAACGAGCGGATGCCCTGTTCAGTTTGGAGTTCGAGGGACGGACGGATTTTCATGATTACCTACCGAATAGCCAATTGGGGAGAATGCCCGACGGATCAGCGGGCTTTGAGTTGGTGGCCGCGTCCTTTGCGGACGTGGGCGAACGTGGCGGGGGTGCGGCAGTTCCGAAGATGTCGCCAAACACCGATTTGAACTGCCGAACGTGTTGGTTCGGGTTTTTGCGCTGCTCGTCTGAGAGATCGCCAGACGCGCGTGCGGAATGGGCCTGGGCGGCCCAAAGCTTCCGGAGTTCCTCCGGGTTTTTCATCTGCTCCATGGTGTAGGCGGTTTCGGCGTCTGTGCGCCGCGCCTGAGCTGCTGATGTGATGGTGTCCTGGATAGTGCGCTGAGTGTTGGCTTTGGTTAGCTCCACTTCGTTTTTGCGCACTTCCGTTTGGGCAGCATTGTTGTTGGTTTGCGAGGCCACGTTTTGAAGTTCGATGGCTCGAGTAGCGGCTTGGCCAGCGGACGAAACGCCGTGGCCAATGCCTTCCATTGTGTTTTCGAATTTGACCGACGCTTGAGCGCCGGAGCCGATGCCAGCCCCACCCTGCTGGTAGGCCAGGATGGGGTTGAGACCGGCCTGTTTCATGTCGGCCATAGCGCGTTGGTAGGCTGTATTAGCCATACGCTCCTGCCAGTCGCGGTTTTTTTGCGCTTCGATAGCGTTGTAGGCAGCGCTTTGCGCGTTGGCGGATTGCTGCCCGCCGGAGGAGATGAACCCCCCGGCGAGGTTGCCAATGGCGGAAATGCCAGCGGCGATTGTGATGGGGTCCATGGCTAGAAGTGATCAATGAGGCCGGGGACGCCGTAGAGCGGCATGGGCCGAGCGCAGCGGAGACGGAAGTAGGCGTCGAAGATGAACTGCGGCTCGGTGAGGACCGCGAGGACACGTTCGAACGGTGGACGATCCTCGATAAAGGCGGCGTTGAGCGCCGGCAGGGTTTCGAAGTCCTGGGCGAGGTGCCAGGTGTCGAGGGACTGTTGAGCGTTGGAACGCATACGGCCAGTGATCATGCTGGGCTTGTAGCGGTATTCACCGAAGCGTTCCTGGTAGCCGAAGGCCTCTTCGTCCACGGGAGTACCCTGGGTGAAGATTTCCTTATTGAGGACTGCCTGTTCGCCAATCATGGCGAGGGCTGGCCAGTAGAGATCGAACTTGGTTCGACGGGACCACATGCGATTGAGGCCCTGCTGGTAGTTGAGATCGGCCCTGACGGAAAGAAGGCCGATCACGACACCGTGTTCGGTGGCGGAATAGCTGAAGCCGTGACCGGCTAGGTTCGACGTTCCGTAGGCGGTGAGGTTGCCCTGTGGCGTCGGCGAATGGTCACCGGTCCCGGAGGTTTGCGGGACGGTGTAGAGGTTAATGGGAGACTGACCGCCTCCCAGATATTCGGGACGCTGAAGGCGCGCGTCCGGTGATGTGACATTGAAATGTGCCCGGATGATTTCGGTGTAACGAGTACCACCGCGAGCGTCGCGTTCGTAGAGTTTCTGGATTTGGAAGGCCTGGCGAAGCTGATTGATGGTGGCAGCGGTAGCCTGGGTGAGATCCGTGTAGATGCCGGGACGACCGGCTGCGGTCTCGTTTTCCTGAACGTAGAGAGCGGTGTTGGTATAGCCGTCCGCGACGACCATTGACTTGGCATAGGTTGTCGAACCGAGCGTATCGACGACCGGGTTCGGGCCGCCGAAAGACTGGTTCGGGTTAATAGCGAGGCCCTTCACGGGTGCGGAGGTTCCCAGCGGGATGTCAACAGCGGGACCCTTCTGAGGGAAGGGAAGTGATGACGTGAAGTAGTCGTGGCGCTTGCCACGGCGAACGAGGTTGTAGGTAGCGGGCGTGTCAGGACCGTCGCCCTTGGGAACGGTTAGACTGTCCTGGAGATTCTGGTCGCGGAACCATTCGTTCCAGATCAGGTTGTAGGCACGAAGCGGCAGTGCGCTGTGCCAGACGTTACCGACTTTGGTGGGCAAGCCGAGGTAGTCGAAGATCGACTGCTCGGCATAGCCGCCTTCCGGAGAGACCATTTCCGGCAGTAGGAAGTCGGTCGGGTCGTCCGGATTTTCCTGTTCGCCCATGAATTTTTGAAAATTGGACCAGAGCAGGCGATAGGGGACGAAGAAGTAGAAAGTGTTCATGAACGTGTTATCCATGAACGGATGCAGGGGTGTCGCGAGACGGGCGAAGCCCGTCATGGACAGGTTGAAGGTATCGCCGGGGAGCATTTCATCGACGAAGATCGGGATCAGTTTACCGCTATCGAAAGCGGTTTTGAGACCGTGGGACCGGTCGAAGCTCGAGCGTGGGATGTCGGCTCGAGGAACCCGGCTGAAGTCATGGGCCATGACGGACGGCAAGCGAGACATTGTTAGGCGTTCCCGTTGTAGAGGTTAACTTCGTCACCATTGATGCCGACAAGAGCGATGATGTCGAGGACGTGTTCCTTGGTTTCGAAGATATCGAACTTACCGGAATTATCGTCGTAGGCACCCAGGCAGTAGAGGACGTAGTCGTTGGGGTGCCGACCGACGGTGGTGTTGGTGTCGGCAACCAGGTCGGCGCACATGCGACGTGCGACGCCGTGGTTAGAGGTGAAGAAAGGCGCGTTGAAGATGAGCGCCTTGCTGTCGAAGAGCGTGTACATGCGGAGTTTCATAGCGTCCTTTTATACCGGCTGAGCCGGTCTTTCTTAATGGTTTCCCGAACCTTGAGGCGTTCGGGGGTTGAATTGGGTTTTGACTTGAGAGCCCGTTGCATGCGGGCGCGTTTGACCTCCGTGTCCAGGGTTGAATTGAGAGTGAGATCGTAGACGGGAAGATGCCTGGTGGTTGGCCGAGCTTCCGCTACGAGCTTGTTGAGGTAGTACTTGGGGACGGCGACCTGGCGGCCGTCGACCACCAGGAAGTCAGAGGGAAAGGCGTCGTTCTTGAATTTGGCGTACCACGAGGCGCCGATGCCGACGCTGTGAAGCTGGAATTCGGGCTTGACTTGGCAGAGATAGCCCTTGGGGTGCATGCGGAGGTAGTGGCTGGGCGCTGCATCGCCAGTGATTTTCTTGGAGACATAGCCCGCCACATAGGAGGCGGACTTGTAGGTAACGTCTCCGATCCAGACGTGACCGAAGGGCCAAGCCTTCGTAGCCTGGTCGGAGGTGTAGAGCCTGCCGTATTCGGTTTCCTTGATGAGTTTGCGGTCGGCATGGAAGTCCCAGCCGAAGATCAGGGCGTGATAGTGCGGGCGACCGTTTTCGTCGCCGTATTCGCCGCAGGCGTAGAACCTGATTTTGCCCAACAGATCGAAGCGGAGACGCTTCATGAACAGTTGGAAGACGCGCTTGTCGATGGAGTAGTCGGCAGGGAGATGGTCGTCGTCGTAGGTGAGCGTGAGGAAAGAATTGGCAGAATGCATTTGGGCTTCGTGCATGCAGCGAAGGCCCCATTGCGAGACGCGATCAGAGCGACAACCGATGCATTGGCCACATGGAACAATCATTGGGTGAGCAGAGTTGAGCGCCCTGGTCGCGTTGAACGTGATGGCCTTATCGGAGCCGGGAGGCGTCCGATAGGCCTTGAGGGGAGAGTAACAGGGCATTGCCCTAGAGACGGATACCGCCGCGCATTGGCGTTCCGAGGAGGTTTTTGCCGTGAGTGCGAGTGTGCCTGGTGAAGGACCTCTGAGAGGCCTTGTTGGGGATGCGGGACCGTTTCATTTGGTTACTCCTTGAGGGCTGTGTTTTGGTTGCCCAGCCCTGTTGTGACATACCCCGGGGGGTGCTGTCACGTAGACAGTTAGGGAACAAGTAAGGGAACTGTCTTGGGACCCCCGGAGGGGGTCGGTTTTTTTGAGGCTCGAGCTCGAGCTTGAGCGCGTATGACGCGCGCGCCCTTGAGCTTGCGCTGGAGGGGCTCCAGCCCAAGGGCGCTTATGAGCTTGAGGGGGCCTGCTGCCCCCCAACCCCCCTGCGCAGGTGTGCGGGT